GGATATCGTTGATATCTGTGAGGAGGCCTATGAGCGTGCCGGTCTGGAGATGCGTAGCGGCTATGACCTGAAGACGGCGAGGCGAAGTCTCGACCTGATGTCGATTGAGTGGATCAATCGTGGTCTTAACTTATGGACAATAGAAGAGGGTACGCAGGCTATCACTGCTGGTACGGCAACTTATAGCTTCCCGGCGGGGACGATAGACTTCTTGGATCAGGTTATCCGGACGGATGCGGGGGAGACCAATAATCAGGCTGATACGTCTGTAACGCGAATATCTCCCATGAGTTATTCCCAGTTGCCTAACAAGTTGCAAAAGGGAAAGCCGCTACAGATTTACATTCAGCGTATGACAAGTCCCCAGTACACGTTGTGGCCGGTGCCTGATGATGCGCAAACCTACACGCTGGTTTACTGGCGCATCAGGCGCATACAGGATGTAGGGACTGCTGGGACCAATACCTATGATGCGCCAGATCGCTGGCTTCCCGCACTTACCGCAGGGCTTGCCTATTATGTTTCCATGAAAAGGCCTGAAACTGCGCAGCGAACTCAGCTATTGAAGGCGGTTTACGATGAGCAGTTTATGTATGCCGCTGATGAAGACAGGGTAAAGGCGTCGATACAGCTTGTCCCTGGCGGGTACGGGTGGCTTTGATATGACCAATCGCGTGGTCGGGAGATATGCCCTCGGGATCTGTGATCGCAGTGGGCTGACTTACAAGTTGAAAGACCTTTATCCGCAGATTGTGGATGGTAAGGATTCAGGCTTGAGAGTTTCCCGGTCAATGCTTGATGAGGATCAGCCCCAGCTTTTTCTTGGGGAGTTCCCAATCAATGATCCGCAGACGTTGCCGTTTACAAGAACCGATACAAATGTGGTTGAGCAAAGAAGGATCGCGTGGAACTGGAACCCGGTTGGAGACAATAACGGTCTTTCGGCTTTGTATGGTTTTTCCACCCAGACCAGCATGCAGGCGACTGGTGCGGTTGGTACTGTCACGGTGTCTGTGAGTTAGTGAGGAATTGCGATGAATTATTCCACGCTGGTTCAAGCCATCAAGGATTACACTGAAGACAATGAAACCACCTTTGTTAATCAGATTGATGAGTTCATCAATCAGGCAGAGCTTCGGATTCTATTCGATATAGATCTTCCTTATTTTCGTAAAAATTCTACTGGTACGACGACGAGTTCAAATTCGTATCTTGGCAAGCCGTCCGACTTTCTGGCGTCCCATTCGTTGGCGGTGGTGAGTAGTGGGAATGTCTATTCCTATTTACTGCCAAAGGATGTTTCGTTTATGCGAGAGGCCAATCCCGATACGGATACGACGGGACAGCCAGAGCATTATGCTCATTTCGATGACTCCACGTTTATCCTCTCTCCTGTGCCGGATGCGGCTTACACGATGGAGCTTCATTATAAGTATAAGCCGACCGGGCTTTCTTCGAGTAATACCACCACTTGGCTTGGAGACAATATTCCGCAAGCTCTCTTGTACGGGTGTTTGGTGGAAGCCTACACTTTTATGAAGGGGGAGCAGGACGTTATGCAGATGTATCTGGGCCGTTATCAGGAGGCTCTTATGCAGGCCAAGATGCTTGGCGAGTATAGTGACCGGCGGGATGGTTACAGAAACGGCAATCCTGTTTTCATGTCTGCCTGATGTTTGAAGTGGAAGGAAATATTGGCTCGCCAACTGTTGTTACAAGCACGAACGGTGGTCTATCTGCTGAGCAAATTACGATGCTTTGTTGCAACAAGATTGTTCAGATAAGTGAGAATGCCGCGCCTGAGGTTAAGGAGCAGGCTCGCTTGTTCCGCTCTCGGCTGGAAAGTGTTGTGCATTCTTATGTTGTGCAGGCTCAGAAGGAAGAGAGAGACACTTGTGTGCAGATAGCTGCTGGGGGCGGCTATCCGGAATTAGCAGAATTACTCAGGAGTTTTTAAGATGGCGATCACCCAAGCGATGGCAACTACGTTCAAGAAGGAACTTTTGCTAGGCGCGCACGATTTCGATCTGTCTTCCGGGGATGCGATGAAGATTGCGTTGTATTCCAGTACGGCATCTCTCAGTGCAACAACGACTGCTTATGCCTCGACAAATGAGGTAACGAATACGGCGGGAACTGCATATACGGCTGGAGGTCTTGCTCTTACGAAAGTTGATCCCACCACAAGTGGCACGACTGCTTATGTTGATTTTGCTGACGCAACCTGGGCGACGGCGTCATTCACTGCGCGGGGTGCTCTGATCTACAACACAGCCCCTAATACAACTTCGATTTCTCTTACTAACCCAGCGATCATTGTTCTGGATTTTGGTGGTGATAAGGCGGTTTCCGCTGGCACCTTCACGGTTCAGTTCCCAACGGCAAGTGCGACGGATGCGATCATAAGGATCGCATAGAGTAGTTTGTTGTGGCCTCTGTTAGCGGGTTTGGGCGTTTAGGATACGGTGATGGGCCGTATGGACAGCCCGCACCTGTTACTGTTTCGGGGATTGCTGCCACTGGAGGTGTCGGCTCTGTTGTAATAGAGACGGCGTATTCCGTAACGGGGATTGCTGCAACAGGTGGTGTTGGTAGTGTAGTTGTTGGAATAGGGGTCCCGGTTACAGGGATTGCCGCTACCGGGGGTGTCGGCTCTGTTGTAATAGAGACGGCTTATCTTGTGACGGGGGTTGCCGCCACGGGATCAGTTGGTACGGTGGTTCTGGAGATAGGGGTTGAGATTACCGGGATTTCGGCAACAGCGTCTGTGGGGACTATAGATTGGTGGTTTATTAATGATGGTCAGACGCCAAGTTGGTCGTCTATGGATGATTCGCAAACTCCGGGGTGGTCGTCTGTTGATGGTTCACAGACCCCAGGATGGTCTGAAATAGCGGCATAGGATGAAAAAATGACAAGTACATATACTGCAAACCAGGGTGTTGAGAAGCCTGCAACCGGCGATCAGTCTGGTACTTGGGGTGGCACCGTCAATACCAATATGGACATCATCGACCGGGCCATAAGTGGCGTCGGTGCTTTAACATTGACCGGGTCAACCACGACCCTTACCACCACGGATGGTACCCTGACCGATGGTATGTATCGTGTGTTGGTGCTTGGGGATGGCGGCGATCTCGGCAGCGATAATACGATCACTCTCTCGCCAAACGATCAGGATAAGACCTATCTTGTCTATAACAATTTGTCGGCTGATCGTAGTGCGATTTTTTCGCAGGGAACTGGAGCAAACGCTACTGTTCAAAACGGAGAGACGGCCTGGATATATGCAGATGGGGGCGGCTCTGGCGCTATTGTTCGCAGCGCCATGTCCTCCGTTAAAATTGTGGATCAAGACGGTGATACACAAATACAGGTAGAAGAAGGCGGCGATGATGACGACACCATTCGCTTTGACTTAGCGGGTGCTGAAGATTTCACGATGTCTGCGAACTCGCTCAATGTTTTGACCGGGTCTGTTATTGCGCTTCCTGATGCTACGGTTGGTGCTCCAGCACTTACCAATACTGGCGATTTAAATTCTGGAATCTATTTCCCAGCCGCTGACACCGTTGGTGTGACGGCGGGGGGAACTGAAAGATGGAGGTTTGGGTCCAACGAACTAGCCGGTGAGAATCTTATTATTAATGGGGATCTACTTGTCGTGCAAAGGGGAGTTAGCTTTACCGGCGTTGATCCTGCTGATGGCGATTACAGTCTAGATCGTTGGTTTACTATCGCTGGATACGGCACACCGGCAGACCGATACACGATCTCTCAAGTTGCCACATCGGCAGGTGCGTTGTTAGCCGGATTCGCCAAATGCATCCGCGCCGAGACCACGACTGCAGAAACTAGTCCGCACGCCAACCGATACAGTGCGCCAATTAGCCAACGGGTTGAGTTACAAACTGCTCTGCAGCTTGGATACGGGGCGGCGGGTGCTAAATCAGTGACGGTTTCGTTTTGGGCTCGGTCTTCTCAAACCGGCGCGCATGGGATCGCGCTGGCCATGAACAACGGTTCAGCAACTAATCCGCAGAGCTATTCCGTTTCGAGCGCCGATACGTGGGAGTATTTTTCTGGAATCACTTTCAGTGGCAATACCAGCGCTGCAATCTCCACCGGATACGGCTTGCAGTTGATGTTTTTGACGCAGCTAGGCACGACAGCGGATAGCGGCAGTCAAGACACGTGGGGAAATTATCCGGGGTATACAAGTGTCGCAGATATTGCCGGAGCTACGAGTCGATACCTCGAAATCACCGGAGTACAGCTTACTGTCGGAGCGTCGGGAACGGATTTTAAGTTCGAAGACTACGGCACGACCTTAGCCAAGTGTCAGCGATACTACTATACAGGTGGCAATGGTGTAAATGGAGGTTATTCAGCAACAACCAAAGCGATTTTCGGGTTTCAATTCCCACAGATTATGCGTGCAGCGCCAACAGCAGCTTTGTTAGATACCAGTATTGCAACATTTGATACAGATAGAGCGGGATTAACTAGTTCTTCTGGTTCTATTACCTATAGT